AGCTTCGAACATGGTGTTCTCCCGCGAACATGTGGCATACCCCTGTATTATGGGGGGTTTTGGAACCGGTGTCAACCCGTTTTTCACGTGGTTTACTAAAAAATAACCAAAAATGAAAAAAAGGTGTTGACAAATGCGGAAAATGACGCTACCATAGGACCTAGTCCTGCCGGGGTAAACCCTATACACACCCAAGCCCCCCGGTTTCCCCCCAATGGTTCGCAAAGTTACATGAATGGTCCCCCTGTTGGTTCGCCCAGCGGGGGGTTTTTCTTTGGGGCAACTCCGGTTCCCCCAGAGGTTCGCAAATTAACCATATCGATAACCTAAAAAGTAGAAAAAATATGTCGGGTTTGCATAGCAAATGCAGGGGGGGTGGGGTGACCCTTGCGTACCCGCGCACGAGCCATATTTTTATCTTGTTTGTCTCAATCACCGATACCCTAACCCCGCGAACATAAGCCAAACCCCGCGAACACATGGGAAACCCCATAGCGAACCCGCGCCCGCCCGCGCCCGTGTAGTTGATTTGTCATGCTTGTTTGTTGTGGGGTGGGCTGTCGGTCTGGTAAATGATAGCAATCTCGCTGCAATTCCAAACCCAAAACCCCAAGGGATTACCGCCGGTTATCCCCTTTTAATATAACCGGCATAAAAAAACCCCCCCGCCGACTAGGGCAAGGGGGGCAAGGCTGGAGCGGGTAAGGGAGGAAACAACCCCGCCCCATGGGTTCGCAAAGTTACGCAGGGATACGGTAAATCTTCATGTATCTGCCTGCTTGACGGCTGCCAAGGTGGTGAATCTGGACTGTGTAACCGTTCTTTTTCAAGGTGGTTAGCATTGCGTAAATGCTCTGTTTCTTACACTCAAGGTTACCAGCAAGCACCGGCACCGATTGATACCCGCGCTTTAGTTCCGCAACAAGCCGGTGATGCCGCGCTGCCATCCTATGCCAGTTGTTCGCGGGCTTTGCTGGCTGTTCGCGGCTGGTATCTTCCCCGCTGCGGTCTTCAAATATCCGCAACAGTTTTTCGGCCTTTTCCTTTTCGCGCTTGGCATAACTGGCTTCTAGTTCGGCAACGTAACCGCGCCAGATGCGGGTTGCCTCTTCTGTGGCCTTTTCCCGCTCATCGGCACGAATAGCAGACTCAGCGTCAACAAGGTCATTAGCAAGTGATGCACGGATTGTTTCAATTGATTTGGTCATTTTGTGGTTCTTTCTGCCCCTCGGGGCGTTGGTTGGTTTAAGCAATAAAGACCGCATATATTATAGAGATTATCAACAGTACGGTCAGGCTGCGATAAATTACATAAAGGGCTTCCATGGTTCATATCCCAAACAAGATGCAAACAAGCATCACGATTTCAAGCAACGTCATGCTGCCACCGACAACCAAGCGTCACTATTCAAGACGCTGGCAACCTGTTCATTTCGCTTGCGCTGCACATCATAGACCTTGGCCGTTTTCTTGCCGGTCTGGTATTCCTTGCCGGTTTCAAGATTGGTGACGGTCTCATTCGTATGAGTTGCCCAGTGGGTTAGGGCATTATAGGCCGCCCACATTGTCCCGCCCAGTTCGGGCTTTTCCTTGTCGAACATGTAAAGAAGAGCGTTCATTAGGCGTTCGTTGACACCCTCAAGAACACCGGCTTTTACTGCTCGCCCAGTCTTTGCACAAATGGTTTCTTTCAGGATGTTCGCGAATTGCTCATCAGACAGCCGCGAACCCTGCCAAGCCCGCATTTGTTCGCGCTGGCTTGTCCACATATCAAGAGAGACGCCCGCCTTGGTTATCATGGCTTCAACACTCAGATTCTTGGTATGCTTTGCTTTTTGTTGATAGGATTTTTCCCCGCCGAAAACCAAGGTATTGCGGCACAAGTCACGATATGCGCCGCTGAATATCTGAAAACACCAAGATTTATCAACACTGTTAAAAATATCCATGCGGCACCGAACCAAGTCGCTGCTATCCCCTACGGTCGTTTGCAGGTCGTTAAAGTGAATAGTGCGATGCGCTCGAAGCCCGCCTTCATAGAGCCGGTCAACAACGGAAACATCACCAAGCGGCAAATCTGATTCGCCTAGTAAATGCGCCTGTTTTGCAAATAGCCGGTCGTGGGGTTCCAGTCTATAAGAGCGGCCTATTGGGGCAACGTCCAAAACATCACCGGTCGCCTTATTTTGTAAAGCCGAATAGTTCGGCATGGCGACAGGTTCCTCAATCATGGTCGAACCCTCAACAGTCTGGCGTAAAGCTTCAATGGGGATTTTGCGAACCGCTCCAAGCTGGTTGAACAAATCGACGTTTGCAGGGTCGTTATGTTCAAACGTATAGGTGCCGCTACCGCGATTAACAAATCCGGTCGGGCTTTCATTAGGTACTAAATCAAACATGGTTGGTTATTCCTTCTATTGGTTGTTGGCATGGTATTTGCTACCAGCCTTGATTTGTTTATGCCACCGCCCGCCGAATCGGTCAACAATAAAAATAGATAAATAAAATGGATGCCGCCCCGCGACTCGCGACACCCTTTGCTAATACCGCACCCAGTCCCCCCGAACCACCAAGAACACTGCAGGTAACATACTAGCCCCAAGAAAAAGTTTAGCGTGGTTGATTTGTCATTTGACCGCTTCAACAATTTGGGTAACACCATTGCCCTTTGTATAGCAAAGCAGGCAATCGCGGCATTTTTGCCCAGTGCAGTTCTGTTCAATCCCTTTAAAATGCTTTTCTACATTGTTAAAAGTTCGGTCGAAAAACTCAGGCACGTTATCCATGACGCGATTGATTGTTGGGTTGCTGTAAATCAATATCATATTTTCAGGCTTTCTATTATGCCGGTAGTATTTCTGGACAATATCTTTTCGTTTAGTCCAAAGCGCAAAAGTACAATGCGGATTATATTCGGCAATGCGGTTTAAGTTTTCTAGATGCGTTTCATTTATTAATTCCCCATGGGCGGAAAAACGGAAAAAGGCATCTAGAATATTTGGCAACATATGGGCGGGGATTATTCCGCCTGATAAAATGTCGCTGTTATGCTGCCAAGCTGGCGCACAGTTTTTCCGCAACCCTTGCAACATTTCCATTGAATAGCATTTAGTGCAGATTAAATCTGTTTTGCCGCTGCTATACATCTTCTTGCAAAAATCATTTGTTAGCGTGTTAGTGCTGATTGCGTGAAAGCCTGCAAGCTTGCCGGTCATCTTGGATATTTTTAAAACTGAATGGTTCATCGGTTCGGGTTCCTTCGTTTGGTTAATTGATTACCTACCATTAAGGATAGTAACCGGCATGGTCAAGCCCTTTTATTTGCTGCCCCTGTTTTTTTAGATAGCATTTCGGACAGGACAGCCCCGCCAGTTCGCGAACCATCGCCGGTTCCCCGCAATCATCGCAACGATACGCAGGGTTTAGCGTGGTTGGTTTGTCACGTTTTAGCGTGGGCGATTTGTCAAAAGTTTGGCGTGTAGTGTTTGTCATCGTTCAAGGCTCGCTTTAATGTGGCTAATTTGTCACGTTCTGCGTTTGTCACCGGTTCGCGGTTCCACTCTTTGTCACGGATTTGTCTTCTTAGCGTGAAGTATTTGTCAGCCGTGTTTGTCAGGCGTGGGTCATTTGCCGCGTTGGGGTATCGTGGCGTGATTGCGCTTGTCGAAACATATGCTAATGTGTGGCGGCACTCCCAAGCGGTTCTCATCTTCTGCCTCATATATAACTATAATTAAACTCAGCGTCTAAGCCATGCCATGCTTGTTCGTAGGCATAATCCCAGTTGCTATGATAACCAGTCTCAACATCGTGGTCTGCTTGTCTCTTAGCCCAGTGGTCTAGGCTAGGTTCGTGGTTGAGGGGCAATTCTTCTTGAAATCCGATTGTCATATGTACTTACTCCAGTAGTTGTCCCAAGCTTCACGCAACATATCAGCATATTCTCTGTCGTTGTGCAAGCCCAAGAAATCGCGGTGCGGTTCCATCTCTTGCATGAACTCCCCAAAGAACTCGCAGTTGCCTATCTTACTATTGGCAAGATACCAGAAGTCTTCTTCTAGCTGCATTGCCCAAGCCTTTACTTTACCCATGTTTTTTCCTTTCGGGTTGAAATACACGAATTTTTGAAATGCCTTCATATACTTCATCTAATTCTTTCCTGATACGCAACGCCGTTTCATACACCTCACCACCGTTACCGTCTTGGTTAGGTAAAAGACCAGCGTTACCGTAATCTATGATGTACTTTAAGATAAGTGAAATGTCGCTCATTTAGAAATCCTCGACTTGTGTCTTGGCCTCTTCGAACTTGCAACGTGTCGTGTAGTAAGCCATCAGCATTGCAGCAAACTCAGGGAATGTTTCCCAATCAGGTCTGCCGTGTGTATCAAATATGTAATCAATTTCAGTGTCAAGTGGCACCAGTATGGCGTTGACTTGTTCCTTTGGTAGGTTAAGCGTTATCATCTGTCGTCTCCATCGTAACCATGAAATTTAATGTATTCACGCACCTTATCTCTTGCGTCCTTAACGTGACCATATATGTCATCTAACATGCTGTCAACTATGTCGGCATCTTCTAAGATTTTAGCTACCTCATTTAAGAACAGCATCATGTCCAAGCTGGTAAATTCAGATAGAACGTGTAGGTCACCTTCCCCATCACAAACATCACACTTACCATAGGTGCTAGTTATCCAGCCACCGTTCGCAAAGTCTGTGACCGGTTTGTCGTATTCGGCAATGCCGTCACCATCACAGGCGAGACAGGTTCTAGTCACCGAATGTCTGGTAGTATAGGTCATTGTAAAGTTCCCTTCCTAACTCAATTAATCTTTCTTGGTCTTGCTGCAACCAACTAACGAAATGTTCAGCGGCACAATCAACAGGGCGAATCGCGTGTTCAAAATCGTAAGCTAAGTGTCGCTCACATGCAACTAGGTAGTTTTTGAATGACGGTTTCTGTTTGCGATAACCCTCGCTATCCCAGTCAAACGGCTTTCCATCTGCGTCCAAGACGTTACCATCCTTGTCTGCCCACAAATCGTAATCAAAGCAATCACCAATAACATCATTCCAGAACCAATCTAGAGTTGCTTCTCCGAAAGCTTCTTCACGTTCTGTCTCAAAAACAAAGGTCGGCTCACCAGATGTAAACTCATCGTAGTTGTCTTTGTGGTGCTTGTCGAAGAAATCCGCCATGACAGGTCTGCAAAGTTCAGCTATCTTTTTATCGTGAAAGATTGCCCAGACATCTCGTTCATCATCTAGCTTGTTGTGCATCGCTTCATCCCAGCCTAATAGGTCGGGACAACCGTTGCTATTAAATTCAGGAACAACGGCATTGTAATATTCAATTCCAGCTACAATCTTAGTCATCTTTTTTCTCCCAATCACTAAGGCTTCCATGTTCCACCGCCCAAAGAACTTCGGCATCGTACCCATCGACTAGGGCTACTGCCTCTACCAGTGCTTTTATCTCAGCTTCATCAAAACCGTCAGCCTCGACAATCACTTCACGTTCAGTAGTAACGCGAACACGAACCTTATAACTACCTCTATTGCTCATAATATCTTCCCTGCCAATCTTTTATCTTGAACTTGTATGCCATAGCTTTCTTGCGACTGCAAACAATAATTCCACCAATCCAGACTTCGTTGTCTGCAACCTTCACGCGGCGCAGTCTTTCACCGTGTATCTTGTCGGCTGCATCTAGGGCAAACGAACTGGATGGATAGGGGTTGCTGACACTTGGTCGGGTGAACGGATGTTGGATTACATACCATGAAGGATTAGCCATTCGCTATCTCCTTTGCCCATATAACTTGGGTGTTTTCTCCACCCACCAAGCCTTGCATTTCTATCTGTGCCAATATCCATGCCTCGTACTCTGTGTTAGCGTGGACAATAACTTCACGAGTTGTCGTTGCTTCTACCTTAACTTCCCAAGTTCGTTTAGTCACGGCTCATCTCCAATCCCATCAGGTTCATAACGTCAATCGTTAGCTGGTCAATCAACTCATAGACATCGTTGACATCCCAATACTCGAACGGTTGCCAGTGGTTGTCACTGAGAAAGTTATCTAGCTTTTCCTCGTTCCATGTATCCCAATCGCTGGGTAGTGGGGTGGCTAGAAAGTTTGCAGACATACGAGCAAATATCTCTGTGTGTTTAGCTGCATATTCTGCGTGGGTTAGTTTTGTAGCCATCGGTTTCCTCCTACTCTTCAATCAGGGATTGGGCAAGACGATGATAAGCATCATCCATCTTAACGATATCATCGAACGTGGGATGGCAAAGTTCGCGATAGCTACATTGCAACTCATGCCACGCATTCTGTACTTCTTTCAAAGCCCCCTTTTGTTTTGGGGAAAGCTTCTTCCAAATTTCGAGGCGATTTTCTCTGGTTAGTTCCCATTCAGTCTTCTGTTTTCTAGCCATTTCATTTCTCCATCGGCTGTTGATATATAACCAATATCGGAAACAAAAAGGGGTGTCAACAAAAAAAAACGAGGCCAGAAATAAATCTGACCTCGCTTCCCAACCAACCAAGGAAACAAAGGGTAACCACTCCCCCTGTTCAACCTTACTACTAAACTACTTCGTAAGGTGTCCCTAGTTTTACCAAGACTTGACGGTTCTTGTCAAGCCACTTTTTACAATCATTTTCACTTTTTCCCACGAACACGGAAATGTCCAGTAAGTAATCTACACAATCTTTTTTCTTCACCAGTTCGCGGTCAGTCTCTCCGATTCGAACAGATGAGACAGGTGCATTGACAATCCACGAACCGTCTTTGCGTTGCCATACTTCGATGGTAGGTTTCTTAGTCTGTAGAGATGTTTGGGTCATTATCTTCATCCAATGCTTCAACGTAAAGTTCAATTGCGTCACGAATTAAATCACCTGCACTGACTTGCTCCAAGCTTTTCTTTTGCAATCGTGCAGCGTGTCCTGCTACTTTTTCATATTGTTCAACAGACATCAACAAACTATATGTCTTTGTCGGTTCAGGTATCTTTGCTGGTCTTCCCATCAATAAGTTCCTTCTTTGCTAGTTTATCTAATTTAGATTTCTTTTTATTCGGAATAGTTTTATTCTTATATTTACTATCTCCTAATAGTTTAGCTATAGGGTTTATTTTAATTATTTTATTCATAATAGGTTTACCTGTATGGTTACTGTTCATAATGCGTATCACGGCTGTCAAGTGTTCGTCAACTAAAAAAATGCTATTGACACGATTTTTATTGTGGGGTATTTGTCAGGGCATAGGAGAAGCCCATGACAGCTTGGTTGAAAGATTATGTGAACGGTTTGTCAATAGCATCGGAAGGTCGTCTGCGGATGGACTGCCCAGCTTGCGGCAAGAAGAATACGTTTAGTGTTTCGGATACAAATGGTGAACGCCTATGGTTTTGCTTTCATGCAGACTGCGGGGTTCGCGGGCGTACTGGTTTT